ATAAATGAATGACCATCAGGTATTTCTAAATCATAAGTATAATCTTCAAAACTACTTATCTCTACTATATCGTCATAATAAAAATGTTCAGTATTATTATGTGTACTATTATTAAAAATACTTAAATAATCTTCTATACTTTCATAATTAATAATTAATGTATCTTCATCATATATAGAACATTTAATACCTATATTTAATAATAGTAATTGAATTTGCTTGATTAATTCTTTTGACTCATTATAGTATATAAAATCTTCAGATAAGATACCTCTTAAAACTTCTATAATAACTTCTTTTGATGATTGTAAAATACTAGATGGTATAGTACCATTAAGATTGAAATAATCTTCAAAAAATCTTTTTATATATGATGATGGATGTTGAAAAGTATTCTCTTCAATTTCTTCAAATCCAAAATTTAAAAGTAATTTTTTATTATCTTTATTATATATGATTATTTTATCATTTTGATATGTACCATTTTTTATAAATAAACCTATTAGAAAACAAAAATCTAAATCATCTGTTAACTTATTTGGTAGTTTTATATTTTCATCATAAATAAAATCTATTTCTTTATCTTCTCCAAATAAATTTTGATTATATTGAATTTTTATTTTATCACCGATTTTCAAATTTTCCATCCATACCCATTCATCACCATTTTCTTTAACTAACAATGGATGTTTATACGAGCCTATCAACTCTAATCCTGATTTTGTTTTTATTTTATAACAAGTGGCTTTTTCAGATTTGAATGTAGATTTAATATCAGTAATTTTTAAATTGTGATTAATAACTTTTAAATTACCGTTGTATTCTGTAAAACCTATTTTCTCCTTTTCTTTAACAATATTTTTTAATTGAATCAGACCATTGTCAGTAAGTACATAAGAATCCTCATGTACACATGATAATGAAGCCATAGACGCAGCCCAAAAATCTTCACCCGCTTCAATATATGCTGCTTCATCAAAAACTAATATTGTTGGCGTATAACCACGAAGTGCATCTTTTGATGTTGCAACAGCTTTTACCTCACAACCATTATTTAATTTAAATCTACTTTCAGAATTTTTATCCGCAGAAAAACCAACATTAATCCATTCCGGCCATTGAACTATAAATCCTCTAATTTTATTCGCCATTTCAATAGCGGTATCTCGTTTATTAGCGATAATTAAAACTTTTTCAGGATTATCTGTTGATGCTGTTTGTAATTTTTTAGAAATCCAAGCTGCTGTCACTGTTGATACACCAGCTTGTCTATATTTTCTTGTTATATTTTCATTATATGTTTCGTAATCTTTTATTAATTGTATTTGGTCTGGAAATAATTCTAATGGTACATATTTTTTTTGTGTATTATCATAAGTTTGCAAATATGTTCTTAAAGCATATGGAGCATCTTTAATTATTTTTGCATATTCTTTTATTTGTTCTAATTTGCTACTCATATATATTTTTATTATATATATAAATATATATGTTGAAAAAGGCAATAAAAAAAGCGTAACCAAATCGGTTACGCCATAAACATTTTTAAAATTTCGGTTCTGGATCTATGGAAGGTGCTGGTGTTTTCCAAGGATCATAAAAAGGATCTTCATTTGGATTAAAGTTAGGTTCTGCAACATCTGGTAAAACCTCAATTTCCGGTTCCATTACATCTGGTTCGTTTTTTGAAAATAAAATCATTTTCTCTTCAAATTTTCTTTTATTAAATCTAAAATCTCACTTTTTCTTGTTACTGAATGATACTCTTCTTCAACTAAATTCTCAACCCACTCATTTAACTTACGCAAATTTAAAGCCATTCTTGCTCGTTTACCAACTTTACCTTTCTCTTTTGCTGCTTTCTTTAATTTACTTACAGGTATAGTTTCATCTTGTGGTACATTTAAATCTTTATGTAATTGACCTTTCTTTTTTGGGTTGATAGCCTTTTGAATCCATTTTTCTTCAGATTCGTAAGTTTCAATAGTTTTATTTAATTTTTTGGCATTTGCAACTTCTTGTGCAAAATTAGGGTTTTTCTTTGAAATTAAAACAGTATTCTTATCATTTGTTACATTTTGCTCACCCAAAATTCTTTTACCCAATAAATTTAACGATTTATCAGACATTTTAGATAGAGTTTCATTTGAAAACCCTTCTTTTATTAATTTTTTTATCAACAAATTTTTATTCATTATTAATATCCTCAAAAATTAAACTTAAACCTTTTTTATTTAACTTATCTATGATAGAATTTATTTCTTCACCATAAAAGAAACTTAAACGCAAATATAACTCATTAAATTGATTATCATAGTTTTCCCAACCTAATGCTATAATACCCTCAACAGAATCAATAACACCGAAATAATCAGAATTTTGAACCAAATCTAAAACTATATCAGAATTTTTTAATAATCCTATTTTTTTTATATTTTCTAATTCAGGTGGGGTTGCTCTTGTTGATGATGGTACGATATACCAACTATCATTAATAGCTGATATATCGTCACCAAAAACAAATTCATATTGTCGTTGACCTTTATAGTCAACACCTATTTCATTTATATATAATAAAAAATCCATAAGTATTATTTAAAATATTTACTTAAAGTTTCCTTTACAGTATTCTCTAATTCTTTTTTAATTTCGTCAAGATCAATTTCTTGAGGATGTGTATGTTTAGCTAAGGTATGTAAACCATTTAAATCATCACCTTCATCTAAGTCCCAATCTTCGTCTAAATCCCATTCTTCATCTAAATCCTCTTCATCATCATTCCAATCAATTTCCTCATCTGGTAAATCATCTTCATCATCATCCCAATCATCTTCATCACCATCTTCTAAATCTTCATCTTCTTCATCCAAGTCCCAATCTTCGTCTAAATCCCAATCTTCGTCTAAATCCTCTTCTTCTTCATCACTTGCAGGCATTTCGCTATCTGCACTTGGCATTTCATCAGTATCTTCAAATTTGTTTAAGATTTCTTCTTTATCATCAGAATCAAGTTTTTCGATATCAATAGCAGATAAAATAGAATTAATAACATATTTAATATCATCACTATCCATTTCATCACTAGCATCTCTTAATTTTTGTCCTAATTTGCCTGTCATTTTTTGGACGCTCTTAATTAACATTTCCTTAGAGTCAACATTGTCTGTAGGCATCTCATCATCCATTGATTGATCAGTATCATCTACTGGCTCTTCAGGCATCTCATCATCTGTAGGCATTTCATCATCCATTGGTTCTTCAGGCATTGCTGGTGCTGAAGACGGGACATTATTAGGCATAGGGGCTGGAACTTCACTAACTGGCTTTGGTGTTTTTAAAACATATCTACTTGCTTCATTTAATTCATGACCCTTTAATAACTCAAGTCTTTTTAATGCTTCAGCATAAGATGAAAATCTATTTTTATTTTTCATGAATAATCCACCAATGTAATCTAGTGTATTTTCATTTAAACCTTTTTTAACATAATATCCATCTTTTTCTTTTACGATACCATATACACCGTTTCCAACTGATTCGCTAATAAATTCAGCTTTCTTTGTACTAACTTCATTATTTGTATTATAATAAGTGAGTTCAAGTATTCTTTTTAATTTATCATCACCTTGTAATTTCTCACTTCCAATAGGTTTGTATTGTCCCATATAAATATTTTTAGTTTATATTCTTTCTTTATAAATATATATTATAAATATTAAATATTTAAATAATATTAAATAGATAAAGTTTTGTTTTTAATTTTTTGTTTTATATCATTAATTTTAGCAAGATAACCATTTCTCCTAAGCATTTTAAATACTAAATTCTCATAAGAATACTCACCATTTTTTTCTAATCCGGTTTTTCTAAACTTTTTTATTTTATTTTTAATTCTATCTATGTCTTTTAATGTAATATCTTTTTTATCAATTAATTTCATAAAATAGTTTGTTTTATTTAAAACCTTATTTTTATCAATAGTCATATCCACTTTTTCAGGTTCTACTAACCATTTACCATTTAATATACTATACACACCAGTGGATGTATGTTCTTCATTTAAATCTTGAACATATACTTCAACATCATAGTCATGTATTTTAATATCATTTTCTATATTCCATAAACCTTTTTTTGCGTTGAAGAACTCATTCATTATTTCAATATTATCTAATTCACTATAATCAATTAATATATGAAGATCAACATCAGAATATTTAGACCAATTGTAATTAGCTAAAGAACCAGTCAAGATAACATCATGTATAAAAATTTCAACACCGATAAAATCTAAAAAATTATCAGCAATCTTTAATAATTGATCTCTTATATCATTTTTCATGATATATTGACCTTTTATTTCAATAAAAATATCTGGTGATAAAATATTATTGATTTTGAATGTTTTTATTAATGTTTCATTTTTCATCTAAATCTATTCTATTATATTTGTATTTACCGATTATGTTTTGACTGAAAAATTTACCTTGTGATTCAGCTAATCTTAATTTTGCGAATGTCTCCCATTCTACATCATGATATTCATAAAGTAAATCATTATTAAAAGTTATTCTTAATAATTTATTAGTTGTATCATAGATAGCATTTTTAATATTAGAAGATTGAATGTCAACTTCAATAATAGTTCCGTTTATTCTTTCAGATATAATTGCCATACTATATAAATATTAAAACCGTCAAAAGACGGTTTTAATTATTTCTTACATTATTTCTATTTTCTTTTCTTTAATCTTATTTAATTTAAAAGGTAAATCTACTGTCAATATCCCCAATTCAATATTAGCTTTTATTTCATCAAAATTAATATAATCTGGTAATATGTATTTTCTATTTATTTTATCCAAGAATTTATTTTCTTGAATTGAATTTATAATTAATAATTTATTATTAATCTTAACATCAATATCTTCTTTTTTCAAACCTGGTACTGGTATTTCAATACGATATGAGTTATCGGTCTTAATAACTTCATTTACCTCTTGTTGTAATGTAGAACCAAAAAAATTAAATAACATTTTTTCTAAAATTTTATCTTTTTCCATAGTTTTATTTTGTTTTTTTGTTTATTTTATTACAAAAGATATTCCAAAATAAAAATTCATGACAAAATTTCCGTTTTAAATTTTTTTATACATATATTTGCGTGAATTTAAAAAAAAATTGTCTCATTATGTCAGTAGATTATATGGATGGTGGGTCTAAACCCACTCAAAAACCCAAAAAGACAAATTCAACAACACCTATTCTTGATAATTTTTCAAGAGATTTAACCAAACTAGCAGAAGAAGGAAAAATTGATAATATTATTGGTCGTGAAAAGGAAGTTAGACGAATTACACAAATATTATCAAGAAAGAAAAAAAATAACACAATTATTGTTGGTGATGCTGGTGTTGGTAAAACCGCATTGGTTGAAAAATTAGCATTATTGATTAATAAAGGTGATTGTCCTACTAATTTACAGAATAAACGACTAGTTGCTTTAGATTTAACATCATTAGTTGCTGGTACTAAGTATCGTGGACAATTTGAAGAAAGAATTAAAGCGATTTTAAATGAATTGCAAGAAAACCCTGATGTAATTATCTTTATTGATGAATTACATACAATGATAGGTGCAGGTAATGCAAGTGGTACAATGGATGCTGCTAATATATTGAAACCTGCATTAGCTAGAAATGAATTACAATGTATCGGTGCAACAACTTTAGATGAATATAAAAAATATATTGAAAAGGATAGCGCATTGGTTCGTAGATTCCAAAAGATAATTCTTAAAGAACCTACACCATATGAAACTACACAAATTTTAAACACACTTAAAACCTCTTATGAAGATTACCATAAGGTTATTTATCAAGAAGGTGTTATTGATAAGATTGTATCATTATCTGGTCAATATATTACAGATAGACAATTCCCAGATAAAGCTATTGATATTTTAGATGAATTAGGGGCAGAAAAAAAGATTTCATTAAAAATACCACAAACAATTGAAGATTTAAAAAATGAAATTGATAAAATTAAATTAGAAAAAATTGCTGTGGTGAAAAATCAAAATTATGAAGTAGCCGCTAAATTAAGAGATAAAGAACGAGAAATTCAAACCGAATTAGAAAAAGTAAAAGAAAATTGGTTAGTAGAACAGAATACTAAACGAACACCTATTACTATTGATGATGTTTATAGTATAATTACAAATATGACTAGTGTACCTATTGCTAAAATGGATAAAGATGAAATGAGTAAGTTACTTGTTTTGGAAGAAACATTAAAAGCTAAGGTTATTGGTCAAGATGACGCTATTTCTATTGTAAGTAAATCAATTAAACGAAATAGAGTTGGTGTTAAAGAAGCTAATAAACCAATAGGTACTTACTTATTTGTAGGTGGTTCTGGTCAAGGTAAGTGTGTAACAAAAGACACTAAAATAACAGTTAGAAATAAGCGCACAGGTGAAATAAAAGAGGTTTTTATAACTGATATTATTTCCTAATTCCCATAACCTATCTTACCAAATTTAAAATAAAAGAATAACATGACGAAAGATTTTTCAATGAACAAAAATACACCATCACTAGATGAATATTCAACTAAAAAAATTGTTGAAACAACTTTTATTGATGATTATGAAGTTTTAACTGATACAGGTTTTGTTGACATCGTATCACTTCATAAAACAATACCATATATTGTATATGAAGTTAATATTGACGGTATTAAACTTAAATGTGCGGATAACCACATTCTTTTTGATCAGTACCTTAATGAGGTATTTGTTAAAGATTTAAATGTGGGTGATAAAGTTTGTACTAAAGAAGGTTTTGGTACAGTATTAGAGATTAGTAACTTAGGTTATGAAGAAGATATGTATGATTTAGAATTAAGTGAAAATTCAAATCATAGATATTATACTAATAATATTTTATCCCATAATACATTCCTTACCAAAATGTTAGCAGAAACTTTATTTGGTTCTGCTGATAAAGTTATTCGCGTTGATATGAGCGAATATATGGAAAAACATACTGTATCACGATTAATCGGTTCTCCTCCCGGTTATGTTGGTTATGAAGAAGGTGGACAACTAACAGAAAAAGTTAAAAATAATCCTTTTTGTGTTATCCTATTTGATGAAATCGAAAAAGCACATAAAGATGTATATAATATTTTATTGCAAATATTAGATGAAGGTCATTTAACAGATTCTTTCGGCAGAAAAGTTAATTTCACCAATACATTAATTATTCTTACTTCAAATCTAGGTGCAAGAAAAGTTAACGAATTTGGTGGTGGTGTTGGTTTTGATGAAGATTCTAATGAACAAACTAAACGAAATATTATTGAGAAAGAAATTAAAAAACATTTCTCACCAGAATTTTTAAACCGTTTAGATAGTATCGTCCATTTCAATAAACTATCTAATGATTCCCTAAAGAAAATTATTAGATTAGAATTGGATAAATTAACAAATAGATTACAAGATAAAAAATATTTCATCAGTTATGATGAATCATTGATAGATAAAATATTAAATCTAAATAAAGAAGAAAATTATGGCGCAAGACCAATAAAAAGAATTATCCAAAATCTATGTGAAGACTTTATTACAGACGAAATTTTGAAAGGACAAATCAAAGAAGATACTAATTATCTCCTTTATGATGAAGATAATACCCTAAAAATCAAATTATTTTAATAAAAATTGTCTTTTTTTAAAAATATATATATTTATATAAAAGATGATTTTAATTACATGTTGTAATGTAATTAACAAATAATTTGGCGGCAAGTTCTACCGTGACTGCTTTTAAAAACAAGACCCAACTTGTTGAAATAAAGAATAATAAATGTTTAACATTTATGTAGAACAAAATGGTTCTCTTTGTCGTTTACCTTTTCGTTTTTTAAAGTAAGTAAAGTTGAATTTACTGAATAATAAAACCCCTAAAAATAATTAGGGGTTTTTTTGTGAATTTTTTTTATATTTGTGTTATGGAAAATACTAAAGAATATTTTTTAGATCTATATAGCAATTCAGAAAATTTCTATGAATTTTATAATGAAAACAAAGAAACTATTTATTTGAAAATTATCGAAACATTTACTGGTCTTAAAGATACTGACGAAGTAAAACTATTCGTTAATTGCGAATTGAAAAATGGTGTTAAATGGGTAACAGAATATATCTACACTAAAGAAAATAAAGATACCCTATTAACCGATATTAAACCATATTTTATCAAAACTGAAAACTATGAAATTTGCCAAAAAATAAAAGAAATTTATGAAAATATCTAAATCATTTTATAATGTTTAAGTAATTTACTAACCGATTCTTTATTAACTGAATCATTTATTAAATTTTCTATACCGTAAAATTTTAGTGATACTTTTATTAATAATTTTTTTTCTTTTGGTAATCTTTTAAATAATGATATTGGTCTTTTTGAGTTTTTTAAAATAATATATAACATCTTAGCATTTACATTTTGATTAAAATCATCTTCTTTAGTTAATGTGTTAAATAATTTAGATTTTTCATTTTCAGGTAAAATTTCTAATATTTTCCATATATTACTAACATTTATAGTTTTTACAAAATTATCACTTAATTCGATAACTTTATTCATAAAAGTTGATCTTTCATTTTGTTGTAAATAAAATAATAAATTACTAATATTATCACCAGTTATTGTATTAATAAAATATTTATTTAATCCAATGACTTTATTAATAAATGTTAATCTTTCATTTTCGGGTAGATATCTTAATATTTTATTAATGTTATCGATATTAATTAAATCAGGATTTTTTTCAACAACTTTATTTATGAATGGTGATCTTTCATTTTCAGGTAAGTTATCTAATATTTTATTAATATTAATAACAGTTATTGTATTAATAAAATCTTTATTTAATTCAATGACTTTATTAATAAATGGTAACCGTTCATTTTTAGGTAAGCGACCTAATATATTAACAATATTATTAACATTAATTTGATTG